GGCTGATCGGTGGTATAATTGACTTTAATGACAACCATCTCTTAACTTGTTATTTGGTCAACCACTTGGACATATCCTTGCATCCATGTAAAGGTTCCGGTGTCGGTAGTTACTTGCAATTCATAGTTGAACTCACCAACCGTGTAAGTAGCCGTAGTAACCGCACTCAAAGTAACCGTCCTCTCATTGGTAGCCCCTTGCACAAAGTCGGCATTGTTCCACGTGAAAATTGTGGTTCCGGCGCTATTCTTAGCCATCAACTTGAAGACATAAGTGCTTACGTTCTTAGCCGTCTCCTCGCATTGGTCTGTATAAAAAGACAATGGAAATACATAAGTATCTCCTTTTTTTATGGGTCGTAGGTTGAACTCTGGTATCATCTTGCTAATTATCTTTAAAATTACTAAAAATATTACAAAGCGAGGTAAGAAGCTGTAACAGTAGTTCCGTTCAAAGCAGTACCCAAATTTATCTCCCAAACGCCTGCACTTGGGTTGTCAACAGTATAGTTAAAGTACCATTTTCCATTGTAACCTACCGCTGTGAGCTTGTACGCTGCCGTATCGCGGCCTGTAATCTTACCAGAAGCCACCACATACTGATCCACCACATTGATTAGCTCTATAGGGCCGTTGCCTTGTAAGGTAAAATTATAAGATGGGATTGAGCTTGCGCTTGACTCCAATGAATACTCGCTAATCCAGCAATCAAACTTGTAAACTTTATAGTTATTTGATTCATCAAGCATATCCAAATATGCCTTAAATTTTGTGTCTTGACTGCGTATAAATTCATCAAAAAAGTAATGTGGTTGCATATATGGCTGCTGCAACTTAATAAGACCAGAGCCACTAAGGGTATATGTCATCCTTCCTTGCACATATTCCCTATAGTAAGTATTTGTTTTTGGAGCCAATTCCAAAAAGTCTCTACTTATATTTAATGTACTATTTTTTGCACAAGCAAATGGATAAACACTACCATCTGTGTATGTTGCAGTCAGTACAAGACCTTCTGATTTTAATACGTTTGCCATTATTTGTATAGATATTTATCTTCATACGGGTCGTAAGTGATAGCAGTAGGATAACTATAGTCTAAGTTAAATTGACCGGATGTATATTGAATTTGTGTAATATTATTGCTGACAGTCACAGTAAATGTATCACCAGGGTTTATGGTTATAGCACCACTCGGTGATAAGTTAAAAGTAAAAGCTTGAGGATTTACCGTTACGGGATAGTTTTGAGTCTTAATAACTGTGCTGTTCTGCTTGACTTGGAAAGTAGTAGTTACAGGAGTTGAGGTGGTTGTTCTTATGCTTCCTGCAAGTGAAATTACAATATTTGTGGTAATTGAAGTAGTACCATTATAAGTAATTGTATTTCCACCTGTTATGCTGAAATTTGCAGCACTTACTATGGTCCAAGGAACTAAAGTTGGATTATTATAAGTTCCCGTTGTTACATCAGCCTCAAATGACTGATCAATGTAAGAGGTGTCACCATCAGTTGCACTATTATAAACCTCCTCTAAAGTAGCTACCCAAGTGGCTGATGAGAAGTCAATCTCCTTGAGATTTAAGATAGCATAAACCTTATTTGGGTCATCATCAATAAATCTTATCGTATTGATAAGGCCAATTGGCTCGGAATTGTATTTTAAGCCATAGAAATTGGCATCAATCTTATTCCTATTGAATCTATTATGAGCCCACCTTGCAACTGCATTCTCTTTCCTAAATCCAAACTCCTCTGTATTATAACGATAGCGATACCAAGTTTTACCCGTTAATGTTGTTTCATCATCCTCAAATATGCTTCCATCATACAATTTACTCAATCCATCATCAAAATAAATTGTATCCTCAAAATAATTATTTAATCCTTCTGCCTTTGTAAATATTGATTGAACTCCTGTAATATTATTTAAAATATTACCAGAAGCGGATGTAAATATTTCTAAACTTAAAGACTTAAATCTTCTTTCCTGACCTGAACTATAAGGCGTATTAGGCAAATACAATAATATTCTTAAAGTCCCTGCTTCTGGGAATTGCTCAGAATCTATTTGTAATGTATTCCATTCGATTGGTGATATAGCTGGAGTTCCGTTATAGTAAATACTTAATTGTTTTAAATTAGTTGACCAAGAAGCATTTGAAGCATACCACTTACCATCATCATCTAATGTGTAATTAGTTGTCACTCCATACAGCATCATTACAACAGTACCTAATGTTGCTGCTCCTGTAAAATTATTTGCATATTGCGTATCAATAGAAAATGACAGTTTTTCATTTTGTAATACTTCTATTGCACAAGATTTTAAAAATCTATTATTAGTAGAATCTTGTGTTAAGAAGGCGTATTCATCAGTCAATCTTTGTGTTGATGAATCAAAATTTTGCTGCCTACCTCTACTTCCAGATGTCGGAACAATTGTAGAGTTGATTGCTCCTTCGTACCAACCCCAATCATCAAGATTATAAACTTTTGTAGTTGAACTTGAACTAACTAATGAGCCTCTATTAAACGCACCATTACAAACAATCTCATCAAATTGGTTGTAATCGAATTGTATTGTATCTTTCTTTGTCTTCCTTTGAATGAAACGAAGCATATCTGGACTGATAGGCTTTACCTCTTCGTCAACTCCTACCTCTACATCGTATCTTCTGTTGATAGCAGTTCGTACAGATGAATTGCTAACAAATCCCCTTAAATTCTCAGATGTTGGTATGTTAAGCTCTTCTATCCTTAAAATATTCCAATACCCGTTATACATGAATAATGTCTGATTCCATGCTTTATTTATCTTCTCAAGCACAGTATAACAATCATCATATATTGGTGGGTTTTTCAAGAATGTTTTTGAATGGAAAAATGCCTGATCAAGACCAGTATATGTTGATGTATCGGTCATTGAGCTATGGAACAAATTATTAAATACATAGAACTTGGTGAAGTTTTGCGAAGTTGAATTCATCGCAATTTGTATCATCTCCAAGAAATTGTATTTACCACTTAGCTCATCACCATTTGTTTCTTCAATTTCTTTCCCTTTTAGTAACCCAATGGCCTCACTTGCTCTTACTGTAATATAGTGAGCGGAATCAACCCAAGTCTCTTGGAAGTCATCCTGCAAAAGATACCCAATCCAATAATAATTAAATAAATCACTAAAGAAAAATCTAACCTCAATATCAGTATCATTTGTGGATAAAAAGTCATCTATATCAATACCTGTAGAACTTGCCAATATTTCTATCTCAGCCATTTGCGGCCTAATAGGTTTAAATAAATCCTCATCAGTATTGAACTCTTTTAATACAAAAGGTCTTATTCCACCATATAATGTTGTTACTGAGCCAACAAATCCTTCATAAAAAAAAGATACTCTACAAGAATCACCTTGTAGAGTCTTAAAATCTATTCTATATTTTTCTGCTTTAGCCAACTCTATTAATTGTAGTGTTTGTTCTATTTATTGCTCCTACCAAATCTTGTCCTCTTAATACAAGTGAAACTTGACCACTCATTCCTAAAGCACCACCTCCTAAACCAGAGAAATTAGCAGAATTTGTTCTACCTCTTCCACCAAAAATATCCCCTAATAAACCACCAATTCCACCTGCAGCTTGCATTCCAAATGCAGAAGCGGCTGCTCCACCTCCAGGTATTAATATTGATGCTAATAATCTTATAATACCAGTAGCTATAATTTTTGCTACAAGTCTTTGAATTTCTTTTAAAACTGCATCACCAAATGCTTTAAAAGCAAACTTTCCAGTTTCAAAAAAGTTTGTAAATAATTCTTCAATTGGATTAAAGAATACTTGTGAAAGTAATTCTTTCATCATCATATACTTGCTTGCTAATAATTTCATTTGTTCTTCCAATGCTTTCATCATTGGTGACAAATCCATTCTTGGTGCTTCAAACTTAAAGTCTGGTATTATTTCAAGCTTGACATCTTTTCTATTCTTTTTAAGAAGGTTAGGAATGACCCAAGTTGTCATGTAGTCAACCTTCTCTTTAATCTTTTTACTTTTTGCAGGGTCTCCAAATATCTCACCAATGTCAATAAAATTCTTAAACTTTCCTACACTTCTAAATACCTCCTCTACTGAAGCTCTCAATTGACTTCTAAGTTGATCAATTACCTCTTGTGAGGTTTGCTTGATAACAGGTTGATTTAAGCCAATTGCAATATCTCCTGCACCTTGTTGGGCTTTTGCAAGCAATTCAGTATCTCTAATGAAATTCTTAATTCTATTATTAGACCTTTCTCTTTGCTTATCTAATTCTATTTCTTTGTCAATTACAAAACTTATTTTCTCAGCATATTTTGTAATTAACTCAGTAATCTTTTTCTGCTGTGTTTCAATGTATATCTTACCAATAAAAGAATCAATGTATCTATCAATTGACCCTTTTAGTTCGTCAATCTTTGTCTTTTCCGAATCAAGATTACCAAAATACTCAGGAGAAATATCATTTAGCTTTTTTATTATCTCATATTGCTTTGTTCTTTCTCCATCAAGATTTTGATATAAACTATAGAGTGTAAGAACTTTTGTCCCCTCTTGAGCTACATTAGCAGCAATTTCTTTTTGTTCTTTTGTTAGTGTTCTATATCCAAATACAAGAGCATCAATAGCGGCATTTAATGAACCATATTTTTGTACTGCAAAAGTTACTGCACTTGTTACAGCACTAAAAGCCAAAAAAAGGCCTGCTGGGCCAACCAATCCTGCTGCTATTTGTTTTAAAGCATTTTGTGTTCCTCCTGCTTCTGATGATAATTGAGCAAAGGATTGTGTAAGAGCAGGAAGGTTATTTTGAATACCAATAAATCCGTATGGCAAATCTTGTACTACAAGACTAAGGTTAGTCAATGCAATTCGTGACTTTTTTGAAAAGTCATCTATAGACCTTTGCGCTTGGCTAAAATCAGCTTGTCCTTCTATTACTAATGCCATCTCCTAATCTTTTAAATATTTCCCTTGCCTCATTCTCGTCAATCCCTAACTTCTCATCTCCTGGTAATTCCCACAATTCCTCCGGAGTTTTTGGTGCTGTTTTGCTATCACCCATTACCCTCACAATAGTAAACATTAAAAGCCTTGTAAGCTTGTAATTGTCTATTTTTTTTTCCTCATAGCCCTTGCTCATCAAACTGAAGTGACGAGGGCTCAAATCATAAAACTCTTTTGGTTTCAAACCAAGTTCACCTAAAGCGAAGGCTTCAACTTCTTCCCACGAGAGGTCTTTTTTTTTGGCTCAGTTGTTGATGATTTTTTAATCAAATCATTGTCTGCCCAAACTTTTATTGCATTGTTTAGTTCAGACATATCCGCATCAGCAACCAATAGCCCCTCTACATAATCAACAAAATCACTAAAAGTTAGTGAAGGCTCAACATCTTTGACTATGCAATTATTGTAGTATCCACTATATAGGATGTGTGCTACGCCAATCTCAGTCAAGCCTTCACCAACAAAACTCTTCCCCTCTTGAAATTTTCCTTCACTCAAATATCTGAATGAAGCCATGCCAAATTTTAGTCCAATAGTTTGGTCTTTGATAGTAACAGTACAGTAGTTCATTATTAAGCAGTTATATCAAGAGTTCCGGTAGATGCTACTGAACCAGAAAAATTGATGAATTCGGTAGTAGATTGGTTAAGTGTAAGAGCTGTGATGTATCCACTAAACTGATGGTAGTAAGCGGCACCTGTACTTGCACCTGTTACGGTTGGGTTTTGTACCCTTACTGTTACCAAAGTCTTGTTTACCATTGCGCTCAACAAGTCCTCGTAAGAAACTTGAGATACGCTTGGAGATACTTCGCAAATTGCATCAAAGTCAATGCTCATTGATGGCTCACCAATGCTTGTCAATGCACCGCAATTTGTTTGCTCGGTGGTGGAGTCAATAGTTGTATTGACTGAAGATGTACGCAGACACACGAGGTTTTTGTAAGATGAGCCACCAGCTACATCTATCTCGACATTCTGCAATGATCCTTGAATCTGTCCCATTTTTGTCTATTTTTGAATTATTGTGTTATTAATCGTTAAAATTTTTCTTGCTATATAGTTTTGACCATCATTCACAGCCAAATATCTTGACCCAGTTCTTGCCTTCGCAAATATTTGAAAATCAGCATCCCCAATGTCTTTTATGCCAGAAGTAGGTATTAACAAAGTTAATATTTGATTGGCAATATCATCTACAATGCTATTATCCCTTGTCATGTATTGTTCACTAAAAATGTCAATAATTACATCAGCATCGGTCACAAATTGCTGATTATTGTTATCCGCATTTTCAGTTATATCACCAATAATCACATAATTGTCTGGTACAGTTTGAAATGTATCATTACCATAAACAGGAACATTTACCCCATTATAGGATATGTTGTCATTTAGTATAGACAAATATTGTGTTCTTATGTTATTGCTACAATCTTTCATCTTTTTTAAAAATCCTCTGCAAATTATTCACTAAGATAATGAAATAACTTTTAACTGTGGGATAAAAGTATGGACTTGGTCTCATCCAACCTTTACCATTTTTATAGTATTGTCTTGCCAAATCTTGCCATTCCTTCTCTTTACCAGGGTAATTTGGGAAGTACCTACCAGTTCCGAATTCAATATAAGCAGGCATATCATCATCCCCCCTTCCAGCAATCAGCTGATAAGTTAATGGCGCTATTTTTTTATCCCTTATGCTTGCTCTAATACCAGAATAAACTTGAGTTTCACCTTTAATAGCAGGATTTCCATTAGGGAAAATAGATTTAGCGGTTGTTGCCATTTGGGTAAAAGATGCAGCCATTTCAGAATCAGCTAAATGGAGCAAATCTTCCGATTTGTCCTTTAATTTAGCAAGTGTTTCATCAATGCCTTTTATCTTTAATACCAATGGGCCTTTAGCCATTAAATAACTATTTTCTTATACTGATGGTAATTAAGACCTTCCCAATTAGGATATTCTTTAAGCATACCCTCTTTAGCTGCACCTTGGAACTGCTTACCCCTATTCTCATAGCTCCATGCCACAAGAGTAAGAATATCTGTTACCAAATCCTCAGGAACCACTCCGTAACCAGCTTGGTAAGTTACTTTGTAAAATCCTTGCGAGTAAATCCAAATCTTGCCTCCGATCACCTCGTACTCTACATTTTTTGTCAATGTCTCGTAGGTATTGATGCCTGTCTTTATTTTAAGCTCATCTACACAAAGCAATGGGCCATAAGGTACATCTATCATCCATACCTCTGGAACAACACCTGTGCATTGGAAATCTACCCTATATTGCCTATTGACAAGGCTTAGTCCGGTAAGCTTCTCAATATGTACTCTCGCAGAGTTTATCAAATCTTTTATTAGAACATCGTCAGATGTATAATTGGTAATTCTAAGCCAATTCTTAGCATCGGTCAAGCTCACAGGCTCAACCACACCATTTGATACAACCGTTATGCCATTAAAATATATCGCCATCTTTATCTATATTGATTGACCTTTTCTCTGATCCAAGGTTCAAGTTCATCAAGTTTTTTTCTTGGGTCGTGTTCTTTTGCTCTCTCTTTTGCTTTTCGACTACACTCTCTATATTTTTTTTCATCATCCAAGTCGCTAATCGCTTTAACCCAAGCCTTAATATCATCTCGTTTCTTAACATAAATACCAGCTTTGCCGCAGTTCTCTAAAAGACCTGGTGTGTCAGTAGAAATAACCGGAATCCCACTACTCATCGCCTCTGTTGCCGTTATGCCCCAACTCTCGTACTCACTTGGCATCAAAAGAATGCGAGTCATAGCATAATAATCTTTAATATTTACGCTCTTCTCAACAATCTTCACATTTGGCAACTTAGGTATAATTTGCTCATCGTAAGAGCCCATGACACCTAAGAACTTTTTATTTGGCATTGCTCTCGCAATCTGCTCAAATATCTCTCCTCCTTTATTCTTGTTCAAATTAATTAAAGTAATATACTCACTTTTATTCGGGTCATTCTTCAAGTCAAAAAAACGATAGTCGGTTGGGGGAGGCAATATAAAGTTACTAAAATTATAATTAAGTAGGTCTTTTAACCAAAAAGAATTATATATGATATGCTGTTCCTTCTCAGCCATTATTATCTCAGGATAGGGGTGGCTATTATGGATAAGATGAAAAACAGGCTTTTTATACATTTTTGCCGTATGTATTGTCCATCTTGTATAGTCCAAATGGGTAAATACCCCATCGCACCACCTCATCAATCCATCTATGACATTAGGATTAGGGGGGAACACATCCACACCATCAAAAGTATAATTATTGGTAATCCGTACATAATTGGCTTGGTGAAGCAAAACACGGACATTATGCCCTTTGCTTATCAAATGTTTGGCTATTCCATGAATCATGGTCTCAGCTCCGCAGAGATGCCTTGGTGGGTAAAGGTGTACGCTTAGTAGAAAGTTCATAATAATTTATTTGCAGATGCGTTAAAAATATCAGTATAGTCAGCAAAGTGACTCCATAAAGTGCTTTGGTGTGGCTTTTGC